AATGTTTTTCATCAACTAGGAGAATTCAAATGAAACTTTATTTCGCAACCTTTCAAACCAATGATTCTTTCGATACACCAAAACGGAGATCGCACACGGTGCTCATCGCAGAGCAAATCGAAATCAGAAATGACCAAAGCCACCGCAAAATCTATGCAGGCTTGTACGCAAGCACATCGACCACAAACCGTAGAACCTCGCTGTTCACAAACCGCGCTACCCGTTTCAACCCAGAAAACCTGCACGTGCTGAGTGCAAGCACAGAAGAAAGTCCAGAAGATTTTATACATACCCACTACGGCCATATCACTAGCGAAAACCTGCAAGTCACCGAACTGACGCCCATTCAAATGCGTTGGCTTAGTGACCCCGAGCAAGGTTTGGGGGTCAAGATCAAGTTATTTGACCGTATGTACATGAACACCGTTGGCCCTGTGGACAAATTCATAAGCCGTGTCACGCGGCAGATGAGAGAGCGCCTCGACAAACCACGCCCATATGCAGTCTACAAAGGCACCATGTCCTACTCTGCGGCGGACTACAAGCACAGACAAGCTGTTACAGCCGCGTGTCACAACGCGATCAAGCAAGCCGTTGCAGACGATGACGTATCTGTGTTTGACGACTGGATACACGAGCACTATGAAAACATGACTGTGCAAAACGGTCTATCCGATTGGTTTGACCGTGTTAAAGACTTCTTAGACGATAAGGGTTTGTACACCGACCTAAAAGTTTGTGACTGCGGCCACATGGAGTACACAGGCGAGACGCATGATGTGCGTGACGATACGTGGTGCGATGCGTGCTTCCGTGATGATGCTGTATTCGTAGAGGATAGAAACGAGTACTGGTCGCGTGACGATGCGTACTGGAGCGACAACCACGATGCGTATTATTCCTATGACCGTGACTCTGACGAGGCTGACGAAGACGGAGACGATGGTGATCCCAGCGCCCTCATGGACTACTCGACCAACGTGCTCGACCATCTGAACCGAGACACATCGTTCACGCCAACACCTTACAGCGACTTGCTCATGGGCATCGAGTTGGAGATTGGCGTAGGGGAGGACAACTACAAGCGCGATGCGGTATCCAAGATTCGCTCTGCCTTGGGCGAGGATTATGTGGTGTGTAAGTATGACGGCTCTTTGCCTGACGACGGCTTAGAGATCGTGACTGCACCGCGCCGACTGGCTCATCACATCGAGCAGTTCAAGGACTGGGTTGTGCCACAAGGGTTTCGGGCATGGGATGCCAAGCGTTGCGGTATGCACATCCACATCGACTCGCATGGCTTCTCCAAGCTGACGCTCGGTAAGTTTTTCATGTTCATCAACGCCGAGTCAAACGCAGACTTTGTGCGCCAGATCGCAGGTCGTCATCCAAACCGCGACAACCAAGCGCGTGAGTATTGCGCCGCCGAGCATCAAGACATCCTCACCAACCCGAGCAAGGCGTTGAAGGGTAAGTCAGATCAACGCTATCGCATGATTAACACGAACAACCTGACAGGCTCCGAGTGCAACCGACTAGGCCTCAAGGACAACTACAACCGCCGTGGCTACGACACTATCGAGCTTCGTATCTTCAGGGCTTCGCTCAAGAAAGAACGATTGCTTGCACAGATCGAGTGGACTCATGCGGTCGTGATGTTCTGTCGCACAGCATCGTGGCGTGACTTGAACGGTGAAGCGTTTGTTGCATGGCTCAAGACTACCAACAATGCGTACTCGAACCTTGCCAAATGGTATGGCTTGAGCAAGCGCGTCAAGGAAGCAACGGCCACAACCTGCGAAGACGTAACCCCTGCGCCCGAGCCTGTGACTACCGAGTCGCGTGATGTGCAACGTGCCCAACGGGGGTCACTTTGACGCGGCAGTTAATGCCGCAGCAAATCGTATTCGTATGCAAATGCTGAACCAGCCCTCACCTCGTGTTGACCACAGTTCACTCACCTACACAGTATCGCGTGACGCCAACGGCCAGCTTTACTACAGCACTCTCACCCCTTTCAACCCAAACTACTTCTAACTAGGAAAATCATCATGTGTTTAATCATCTCTGGTCAATCAAACAAAATCCGTTCAACCTTGCTGGACACTCACGGCTTGCTTGCGGATATCTACTCCTCCAACCCTGACGGTATCGGCATCATGTACGGCACATCCAAGGGTCTCAAGGCCAACAAGTTCTTACCCAAGAACATTGGCGAGGCACGCAACATGATCGAGCGTATGCCGCAAGACGACCGTGATCTGGCGATTCACTTCCGCTGGACTACACACGGCCACACCGACTTGAGCAACTGCCATCCCTATGACGTAGTGCCAGGCTTCATTGCAATGATGCACAACGGCGTACTGCACACAGGTAACGCGGCAGACACGGCGCGTAGCGATACGTATCACTTCATCAAGGACTACCTGCATGACACCGTAGTGAAGTATCCCGACATCGTGTACGACAAAGGCTTCTTGACAATGGTGGCCGAGTTCATTGGCGACAATCGCTTTGTGTTCATGAATGGCGAGGGGCGCATCAGCCACGTCAACTATGACCAAGGCGTTGAGCATGACGGTATGTGGTTCAGCAATACCTACGCATGGAAGCCAAGCAAACTCATCCCCAACTACTACAAGTCAACCAAGCGTGCGTGGCATGGTCATCTCTCCAATGGCTACGAGATGTGGGATGAGGATGAGGAGATCATCGGCTCATGGTCTAGTGCTGGCACCGAGTTCACATCGACCAAGGGCATCCACGCTATGACTGACAACGAGTTTGCAAAACAAGAATCAAAGATAGAAGCGCCTTTCGCATACGAGCTTGGTGACGCGCTGATGCAAGCGGATGCAGAACTGTTGTCGGCGTACTTCGATGAGATGCCTATAACTTGTATCAACATCATTATGGGTACATTCGAGGCCACGTTGACAACACACAACGCAACAAATGACTTCGAGGCCGAGGTGATCGCGGCGTGTCTGGACAACGACATAGCCACCATGCACGACTTCGTGCGTAACGACCCCGAGACTGTTGCGGAAGTCATGTGTTGGCATCTGAACTGGGCGTACCAACCATCGAAAGTACCCGCGCTCGTTTGACGGGTGTCAATCTTTGGGGGTCAACGCGACCCCCAATCTAAAAGCTTGGAGCGAAAGCAACCACTAACTTACCCCTCTCTTGTCCATCGGTTGACAACCTCAGCCGATTCGGATATATTTCCCAAACCTTAACTAGGAGAAAGCAATGCCTGATCTACAAACTGCACTGAGCACCGCACTACTCAATCGCGGATTCGAAAACAACCTTGCCGTCACACTCAAACAGTGGGAAGACGAGGACAACAAGACGCTTCAATCAACCCAACCTCAACCCCAATCGAAAGACACTATGCAAACAACTGAAACCATCACCACCAAACAAACCCACCGCTTCCAAGAAAAGAACGGCGTGACACGCGCCACCTTCGAGTTCGTTCGAGACAATCCCGGATTGAAGGGCAAAGACATCGTGGAAGCACTGCTCAAGCGCGGGTACAAGACCAACTCCACCGACTCGTTAATCTATCAAATGTTGCGCGTGGGATTGATGACGCGAGATGTGCAGGGTGGCTTTCATGCAGTGGGTACAGAGTACAAGACGTACAGCCTTGCCAAGAAGATCAAAAGCGCTAAAGCAGCCAAAGCTATCAAGAAGCCCACAAAGAAATCAGCAGGCATTGCCGCGTTGACTGTCGATACTGGTGCGAAGCAAGAGGCGCAGGCTCCTGTGTCGATCGTGCTTACTCGCAACTGGACAGCCGAGGGCGTGGTGAATAAGTTGACTGTCGTGCAAGCGCGTCAGTTGTTCGACTTGCTCAAAGACATTTTTAAGGGTTGAGATGAAACAAGTAATTCAAGATGAGGTCGTTCATCAACTCAAGCAGGTACTCTGCGTGAAAGGAAATTGAAATGGAAAAAGAAACAGGTGGGCCAGCGTTTCCAACAAACGATGTTTGCTACAACGGCATGACCCTGCGTGATTACTTCGCGGCCAAGGCAACTGATGAGGATGTACGGCAGTACATCAATGATTATTCTCAAATGGTCGATGGTTTTTATTTTTCGGTTGCAACGGGAAAACCTGAGCCAACAAAAATGCCAACGAAAAGAACACGCGAACAAGCCAAATACATTTACGCAGACGCAATGCTGAAAGCGAGGGAACAATGATCGAAGACAAAAACCCAACCACACGGTGTTACCCACGCACCCTACAAGAAGCCTTCCCCAACTCCATCGACCAAGCTGGGTGGTTCTATCCACCCGAACAAAACAACGGCTGGCGCAACGTGCTCATGGGCTACGCGGCGCTGGTGATCTGGATTGGCTTGGCGTATTACTTTTCAAAGAACTGAGGACACATGGACGAAAACAAAAAAGTCTACGCGCTACTGGGGCAGCACGTGGAGTTCAACAAAGTGGATACGTTGTGGGTCGCAGTCATCCCCGATCGCACCATGATCGCAATGGAAGAACACCAAGCGCCGTTGTTGTCGCAAGACATTGACTGCCTATTGTTGACTGTGCGTACTAGCAACTGTTTGCGTGCCGAGAAAATCAACACGGTCAGGCAGTTACTCGATATGCGCGAACGCGACTTGTTGGTCATCCCAAACTTTGGCCGCAGGTGTTTAGATGATGTGAAGCAAGCCCTTGCCGAACATGATTTTTATTTAAAAGGAGATAAGAAATGATTGAGAAATTTACAAAACGCTGGTTTGAACGCAAAGATTCAGTTCAAGAAAAGTTTGAAGCCAAACTGCCAAGCAGCTACAGCGACATTGTTCTTGCTGTGGTGGAGATGTTGAACGATGAAGGTGAATACGAAACCCCCGATCCAAAACGCATTCACCAGATTGATGACGGCGACTACCAAGGCACATTGTTGTATGTGATTGGTGCGGCAATCTATCAGCCAAGCACTTACTGGTACGTCAAAGTTGGATATGGTTCATGTAGTGTTTGCGACACGCTGCAAGCCATTTTGGACGGCGAATGGGGGCTCAAGACAGAAGAAGAAAAGAAAGTTTGGAAGGACAAAGCAGTCAGTAAGCTGATGACCTTGGCTCTTCATATCGTGCAGGGATTGAAATTAATGGGAGATGAAGAATGATTGGTGCATTCGTATTGGTAGTGTTTCAAATGAACGCTGGTGGCAACTTGAACTGGGAGAAGGTGGACGAGTTCAAATCCCGAGCGCTGTGCAACAAGGCGGCGGCTGTGCTGGTGGCGCGGCAGGAAGAAGTCAAAGGAGCAGTGGGCTTGCCCAAGGCGTTCGCTTGTTTAGCAAAGGATGCGGACTGATGGCACATGAAGCAGGCAAGGGCGACACGCAACGCCCAACAGATCACCAAAAGTTTGCGGAAAGTTTCGAGCGCATCTTTGGTAAACAACCACCCCAAAATGTTGCGGAGGAAGTCAAGCGTCAAGTCGTTGATGCTGTCAACCTAGCCAGCGACCCAGCGGGACTCAAGCGCAGGGA